CCTAATTCTAATTCTTCTTTCCATGGATAAAATACAATTGCATTTTTAGACATAATAGAAGCTATGTACGCATTTACTTTATCTTCTTTTGGAAACTTCTGTCCTCTGTTAGCAGGATTGCTTTCCCATATCTTTGCTTCTTCATCTACTAATGTAACAATTTTATTGTAAATACTATCTTGTGCTATTTTCTTATCTGCTAAAGAAATCTTTTCACCATTCCAAACTTCTTTATGTCCTACACCATCAAAGAACATTTTTTCTATATTTAATTTTTTAGTACCAGAATTAACTGCGCTAGTAATAGCTGTTATAATTTTAGTTGCTTGTTCTTGGTGGTCTGGTGTTTCTAAGAAAGAAGGTATTTTACCGTCTTTACCTCTTTTACCTTTTAGATAATCTATAATTTGTTTAAATTCTGATGGGTCACCTACAATACCGTTAGCGATTAGTGTTGCTCTTTGTTCTAAATAATTAAGTACATTTTTGTCATAATCATTTTTATTTACAAACTTTTCGTTAACTACTTTATCAAATCTTAAATCTTTTAAACCGTCACCTTTGTTTTGTTCCCATGCTTTACCTATCATTAAGAACGCAGCATCGTTTGTTTTTTTGTTCATTAACAAACCTTTTGCTACAGCTACTTTTTCATCTAACTTTAATCTCATTTGGTTCATAGAGTCAGTGTATGCTCTAGTGTACGATTTAGTTTGTGTGTCTAATACTCTAAGTGGATTACCGTCTTCAGTTTGAAATAAGCTATCTACGTTTAGATTAGCCATGGCTTCACCAGTTTCATCACCTGCAGTTATGTTTGCTACTTGTGTTTCAACATTATTAAAATCTTCAATAGCGTGTGCTAAACCAAAATTAGAATCTATTACTGCTTTAGCATAATGTCCTTTTAAATTAGCTACTCTAGGGTCATTGTTATCAATTAATTTTTTGATTTCATCTGGGTCAGTAATACCTTGTGCTTTTAAATTATCGAAAACATCTTGTGCTTCGTTTTGTTGTTCTGTTTTATAGTTTTCAGTAAATACAGAAAAAGATTTATTAAAGTTTTTTAGCGCATTAGAAATTTGATTTAACTCACTATCTTTAGCTTCTCTAGGTCTACCTGTTGAAGTTGATTGATAACGAATTGGTACGTATTGTGATTTATATGCCATGCTTTATCCTTTAAAAAACTTTCTATCTTCATTTCCTGCGTAGTCTGTACCTGCACTTGCCACATTAATTGCTAATGCCATGTTGCTAGGTTCTACTGGAACTGGAAGATTGTTAATTGTATTTGCGTAAGAAGCATAAGCTTCGTTTTCTTGTCTGTTAAATGACAACATATCTTTAGTAAACGCCATGTTAACATCCATGAAATCTTTATCTGTGTCTGTGCCTACATCTTTATATATTGCTGTAGCGTTACCAACATTAAGTGCTAACTGTTCAGACATTTGTGCAATCTTTTCTCTTTTAATTGCAAATTTCTCTGCCGCCTTTTCTTTAGCTGCGTTTATTTTACTTTGGTCTATTTGTCCGTAGTCATCGAACAAAGCCGCACTCGCGGCGTTTTTAGCATGAAAGTTTGAAACAGAAGTTCTATAGGCTTGTTCTTTTTTAGCGTTATGGTCTGCAACTGCACTTACAACTTTTAACGCAAAACCTGCTTCTGCTGTACACATTATTTTAACTCCTTCATTACTAATATAAAATTTAATTTTTCATGTCCGTAGGGTAGCTTTTTCTTAGGTTCAAATCCTAAAAACTGTAACCATTTTAAAGTTTCCCAATTACGTTCATCTACGAAATTATAAAGATACTTATAACCTTTACCCATTTCGTTTACCCAGTAAGGACATTCTTTTAAGAATTGTCTTACATGATTTCTTAGTTGGTCACTTGATAACATCCATGCTACTCCATAATCTTTTTTAAAATCACATGGGGTTGTTCCAAACATACCAATAACACCTTCTTCTTCTGTCCCTAAAATTGTGTAGTTTCTTGCGCCTTCATAAGTGAAGGGAAGAACTAATGCTTGAAGAGGACTTGCGTTATCAGACGCTCTTATTTCACGTCTATCTGCTAAACGCATTTTAGGTGCTAAGTCTAAACAGTCTTTTAAAACTGCTTTCCTTACACATTTTTGCATATTACATCCTTCTATTTCTTCTATGATAAAATCCTTCTATTTCTGCCGATATAAAGTGACAAGGTAAGTGTGAACTAGATACTAACTTACAAACAAAATCTGTATTTTTACATTGTATTGGAATATTAAATGTTCCACTAGCAATGTTAGGTTGTCCAATAACAGAGTTTGCTGAGTTAATTACATTACCAGACATTTCATAAGTAGATAAACTTCTACCATCTGGTAAAACTGTTGCTGTAAAGAAACCACTATCTTGAAAATCTACTCTCATAGTTCTAACTTGAAAACGACCAGAAGTAATAGCTACTTGTCCAGTTGCGCCTTGTTCTCTTACATATGGTTTAGAAAATTCGTATAACGACTCGTATGTACTTCCAAAAATACATGACGTATGATTACCTTGTACTACTACTGTTGTACCAGTTTGGCTATCAATAGTTAAATCTGAACCATTAGTTGCGTCAATAGCTACTAAAGTTTGATTATGTTCATATGGAATTGTAAATGTAGTTTTGTCAGTGTTGCTGTCGTATGTTCCAGTTAGTGTTGCAGTTTGCATATCAACATTAACAGGAAATGCTAAATTACCAAAATTAGGATTTCTTAAATCTATTTTTAATAATTTTAAATTTGTTTTTTCATTTGCAACAACATACAAATAACTGTCATATGCTTCTGCTGAAACAATTTGCATATTATTAAATGTAAATGTGGACCAGGCAGATTGTACTTTTTTATCTGCATCCCAAAAATATTTATAAACAAACATCTTACTAGCATTAGTACCTGTAACATTGGCACTTGCTGTGTAAGGTGCTGTGTTTGTTGTGTCTAATGTATCGTGACATAATACAACCATTGTGTCTTCAATGTTGTTAGATACAATTTTATATGCGTTGCTAGGTATTAAAGTATTAACACCAATTGTAATATCTAAACCGTCATTTGTTAACGTATCATCGTCAGCAAAATATTCTGTAATTGCAGTTTTGTCATTTCTCTTTTGTGCAAAGTAAACAAATTTACCTGCCGCTTTAGGTTCTACTTTAGTGTCGTGTGCAAACGTGCTTGTTTTAGAAAGTACGGCTGTTGTTGGTGTAATACTATCACCAGATGATTCTAATATATATTGTGACTCTGCTGAAAATAATAAAAGTTGTTCGTTAAAATCTATAGAGTTATAAAGTTTGTTTACAGTAGTACCACTAGCTGCAATGTCAATTGGGTCTGTATCTAAAACATCTGTACCAGTTGTAGCATAGAAATTATAATACTCACCGTTCTCTGACATAATTAAATTTTGTCCAGAAATAATTCCAAATCTATTTTGAAAGAAAGTTAAATTGTTTACTGTTTGTCCTACAAAACTTGGTGCAGGGTTTGTTGTTTCATCACCTGCAACTCTGTCAGTGTATGTTTGTTGTGCAAACGTAAATGTACCATTGTTATTATTAACTAACGCATGGGGCATTGTACTATTGTCTAAACCAAGTTTGACTCCTGGTCCTACAGTTTCTTTCCACACACCGTTAGCTACAAAGTTTACATAATAATCTGAAAGTGTATCACCTTCTTCACCAGTAATTTGAATAATCATTCCTGGTTTTGCGTAATAAGGTAAATCTGTAAAATCTTGTATAGCGTCTTTTATTGCATACATAGCTTGGTTACCAAAACCGTCTGTAGTTTCAATTCCAAACGTTCCACTAGAACACGATAAATAAATAGTGTTACCGTATTGTGTACTAGAAAACGTACCTGTAATTCCGGAATAGTTTGCTAATCCTTGAGATGAACTTAATACTGCACCAGTGTCGGCTCTTACAGTTTGAAAACCAATGCCGTCTGCCGCACTTGACCAATGTGATGACGCTGTTCCATATAATAATATATGTGCAATCTTTTCAGTATCTCTAAATTTACCGTCAGTTGAAGCGTCATTACCTGTAGGCATTTGAAATTTAACTTCTATTGGATAAGACCACGTAGAATGATTTAATGTTACACTATACTGTCTACCGTATTGTGAACTTTTAACATACACTAATGCTTCTTGTACTTTTGCTGCTGTTGTAGTTGTGTTTTCTGCAATAGTTTTTTGTTTGTTAGAAACAAAAGTATAGTCTGCAATGTTTGTAAATTTAAAATCTTCTAAAGGGTTTGTTGATTGTAGATAAGTTGTACCGTTTGGAAAACTAACAGTTTTTTCTACACCATCTAAATCAAATACTTTAACACCTTGGTTATAAAACAAAGCAACGTATTGATTATCAGCGTCTCTGTTAATCCAATGTACAGCACAATTGTTGGGAATTGCTTGGTTGGATATTAAGTTAGCGACAAAGTGTGTGCCTGCTCTCTTTGATAAACCGTCAATAATATTTGATTGAAAGTTAACTTGGTTCTCAGCTTGAGATACATTTCTTTGTACTGGGTTTTGTTGGCTCACTCCATTTATCAAGTTAGGTATTGACTGAGATATTACTGCCATTGTCTAACTCCTTGATGAACGTTTGTTGCCACGTCTTACTATATAATTCATATTGTATTCATCTTTCAGTATGTTTGCGTCCATTGCTCTTGAGTCTGCTTGTTCAAAAGCTACATGAGCTTCGTTTTCGTCTAATCCTGCAAGTTTAACTAATTCATTTGCACCAATGTAACGAGCTGCAAATCTTCTAGCTGCTTTAACTACGATATAACGTCTTGCATATTCTGGAAGATGTTCAAATTGTTGAACTAAAACTTTGTCAATCATAGGGTCTGAACTAAAAACATCTGTATGATTTTTTAGGTCATATAAAAACCCATTACGAATTGTATATTGATATAAATATTGATAAGGCTGTGAAGCTTCTGCTTGTACACAGTTTGCGTCTAAAGGTACTTTATTATTAGAGTCCCTATTTTGTGTTACTTCAAATTCTCTGTTAAAAAACCATCCTTGTGACTGAACACTCATAGACGTTTCATCTAAAATATTTTTAGCTACAGCAACGTCTGTTCCGATATTTCCAGTGATGGCACTGACTGGGGCTTCACCGATAAAACTAAGCATAGTGTTTATCGCCTGTAATTCTGTTGTCGGTGTTATCTGTGTTGTCATTGATTTTCCTTTGTGTGATTAAAGTGGGGGATTAAGTCTCCCTCTTCCCCCACTCCTTATAAGTATAAAGATACTTAAAGATTAAGCGTCTTTAATTCCTACTGCTGCTTCCGGTCTAAGCACACCATGTCCCATAGCGTATTTAGCAACCATTAGCGTACCTTGTCTTCTGATGTCGTATTCCATCTCAGTTGACAAGTCCATTAACTTAACAGTTCCGATTGCACTAGGGTGAGATACCAAAGCTTCATAGTTTGATAAGTCAACAGCTTGAGGGTTTGAACCACACTGAGTTGCTGAACCTTGGTCTACACCAGAGTTAACATTCGATGCTACAAAATGAGGTACAGGTATTAAAGTAATTCCTGCAATCTTTTGTACTGTTCCCTCTGCAATTGAACCTCTACCACTAAAGTCAACGTTGATAGCATTAGTTGCGTTAGCTAATTTGTAGTACATTTCTGGTTTTAGAAATGCTACTCTTCCTTCAGCCGGAACATAGTTCTCGTCTAAAGTTTTAGCTGCGTCAAATAATGAATCAATCATTCCATTAGCAGAAGTTGCCGCAGTTGCACTTGCAATGTTTGTGTTAGTTAACACAGTACCACCAGGGTATGATGTGTCAGCTACGTTTGCACTTGCTTGTGCAGCTTGTCCGATTGTTTGTAAGATATGTTTATCTTTTTGAAAAGCTAATGCTCTACCAATTTCAGTTGAGTATGCAGCTCTAACTGAGTAGTGGTTCTTAGCTTCTTCGATGTTCGATAAAAACACATGAGAAATAAGTAAATCGTTTATAGTGATTACTTTTTCGTTATGGTTAATATCTGAACCAGTTATCTCAGCGCCAGGCGTATGATACTCTGCACCAACTCTACCCATTACTGGGAAAGTTGCTGATTTTCCAGAAGCGATACTTCTTACCATATCTCTTCCTTCAGTCTTACTCGCTCTTTCAAAAGAAGTTAAAACCTCTCCTGCAAAAACTTTCAGAAACAGAGCGTCTTCAGAGCCGGCACTATTTATTCTTCCTATATCGGAAGGACTTGCGTTTGCCATGTTATTTTCTCCTTATGACTGTTTGTTTATAAAAAGCCTTCACTAAGTTTTTTCCTTCGCAAGATTGTCGTTCCTCGGAACGGTCAAGTTAATGTACTATCAACTTTGTGTTAGCAAGTTGCTACCTATAAAGGTAACACAACTATGATTTAGCTGTTTTCGCAGCTCGTCTAAAATTTGCTGCAGTAGGTGCGCCTTTACTTCCAGGCTTTCTCATTTTCTCACCTGAACCTGCTTTAATTCTAGCACGTTTTTTATGTATGTTTGCGTATAGTCCAGTTTTTGCCATGGTTAATATCCTTTACTTGGTTTTGGTTTTGGTTTCGGCTTTGGTTTGGGTTTCGGTTTGTACTTTGCCATTTAATATTTTCTCCAATTCATCTAAGTTATGTTTTGCACAAGTTAGTTTTTGAAATCTTTCATCTACTACTTTTAATAAATCATCATGCTCACCAATTCCTACTGGCTTTTGCAAATAAATATCAAGAATAGATGAATGTTCAGCTATACGTGCTTCATATAATTTTTTTAAAGCTAATAACATTACAGCCTACTGTTCTTTATTTTAGCTTGTACGTCTGCTTGATAAGCTTCGTCTTTAGAATATCTTGGGTCTGACATTGCTGCCGTTACTTCAGCCCATGAACGATAACCACTTGCATTACTTGTACTCGGTCTGTCACCTTTTGCTAAGTTAGGCTCAACACCTTCAGCATTTTTAAATCTAGCATTCAATCCTGCGATTGCTAATTTAGTTGCTTCAAGGTCTTTACCATTAACTGTAGTATTGTAAGCGTTTATTTCTGCTTCACTTAAATTATCTGAAGCCCATGACATCATAGACTTATAAGCTTCTGCACCACCAACTTCTTGTTTTAAAGTGTTTGCTGTTTGTGTTGCAATTGCTTCTTGTCCTTTAATAAAAGCGTCAACGTAGTCTTTAGGTATACCTGCTTTTTCTAAAGCTGTGTATGATTTTTCATCTAGTTGTCCGTTTTCATTATATTCTTGTTGTAAAGTGTCCATGTTTAATCCTGCACTTTCAACAGCTTCTTCTGCTTTATCAATTGATAAGTCAGATTCTTTAGTTTCTTTTTTAGGTTCAGACTCTTTAACTTCTTTTGTCTCAGACTGTCCTAATTTGTTTTCTAACTCTCCATATGCTTTTGCCATATCTTCTGGAGATTTAAATTTCTCAGGTAACCATTCTGGTCTATTTGTTTTAGACTCTTCTATTGGTTTATCCGATGTTTCTTCTGTAGGTTTTATTTCTACTTGTTCTACCATTTAATTATCCTCTTGGTTTTGTAACATTGTCTGCAACTTTTGGTGCAACAGCTTGTGCTGTCTCAACCATTTGTTGTTGTTGTTGCATTTGCATTTGTTGTTCTTGTTCTGCTTGTAGTTGTTCTGGAGACTTGATTAAGTTTTCAGTTTCAATTCCATGACCAGTAGCAAGTCTTTCAATTAAATCTCCAATGTTTAACATCTGTACTGCTTGTGGGTTCATTTGTGCTAACTGTCCTATCTCAGCTACAAACTCTCTAAGTTTCTGTAAGTCATTACCACGTCCTAATGCTTCGACACCAGTTATGATTGTTGGTCTTACAGCACCTTTTGGAAGTTTCGGTATTTCGTTTTTACTTCCCATTCTTGTCATTAACAAAGAGACTAGAGGTAATTGTAATTCTTGTGATAATAAAGAATAAATACCACCCATTGCTGTTTCAAGTTCATTAGCCATATATCTAATTTCTTGAGCAGTAACTCTCTCTGCTTGACGTTGAATTGCTGTGTTAAGTAAGAATGCGTATGCTAGTCTTTCTTCTAGTCTACCAATTGCTTTCTCTACTGTTTGTAAATCGTAAAATTTCTGTGCTTGTAACACGCTAACATCATCTTGATTTCCAGATATAATGTCACCGTTACGTGCTACTGCTAAATCTCTTTTCTTTGTTGTTGAATTTGGTTTTACCATAAATACCATTTTAGAAGAAGCCGCAGCACTTTCGACAAGTGATTGCGATAATCCTTCAAGGCTCTTCAAGTCACCGATAAATTCTTCAACGTAACTTCTTCCATAGTCCTCAGAATCTACACGTACCATTCTTAAACATAGCCATGGTAATTGGTCTTCATTGTGTTCGCCAACTGAAGAAGGTATTTTAATTCCTTTTACTTCTTGGCAAACATAAAACTTTTTGTTCGGTAGTTTGTAAATATGTGTATATAAATCACATGAAGTTTCTGATTTAGCGTCTTCTTTATTATATTGTTGTAATACTAAATCTCTAACTTCTGGTTCTAATCCTAAAATAGAAACACTTTCTTTTACAACTATTTCTAATAAGTTTCCGTCACCGTCTCTTTTACATACATATTGATTTAACGGAAAAATTCTCATTGTACCTTTTTTAGGTAAATGACATAAAACATTACCACCAACAATTAAATGTTTAATAGCTTCAAAGATTGGTACTCTAATTGCAAGTGACTCAATCTTACCCATAACTTCACGTTCAATCTGCGCTAATGATTTTTCAATAGCAGTTTTAAGTTGTGGTTGTTCTTGTACTTGTTCTTTAGCTTTGCCTTGTATCGCTAATCTAAAAAATGGTTGGTTTGGGGGAAGTAATAATAGTAAGAGTTTACTAGCTAAGTTGTTAACACCTCTACTTCCAACTGATTGGAAGGGGCTATAAAAATCCTGTGTAGGAGTAAATGAATTTTCTGGAATTAAAGTCGGTATAGTCAATTCAGAACACTCACGACTTCTCTCTAAAAAATGTTCTCTTTTTTCTGACAGAGAATTGTATCGGCTTTCTGCTGAATTATTTAAATTTTCTGTCATCATTAACGTCCTATACTATTGGCGTATTAGTGCTGCCAGGAATATTCAAATCAGTTTGCATTGCTACTGTACCTTTTTTAGACTTCTTCTTTTTTGCTATTTCCATAGCGTCTTCAGAAGCCAATTCGATAGTAGGTGCTAATTCGTCACCAGATGAAACTGCTTGTCTCACTGGTTGTACTGGTTCTTGTTGAGTCATGCTTCGTCCTCCACCCATACACATAATTATTTCTCCTTTTTAATATTGAGGTATCGTTAAATCAGATGTTTGACTTGTCGTAATATCTGATGATTGCGATACACTACTTTTCTTTTCTGGTTTCTTCACCGGAGTTTTATCTATCTCTGGTGGATTGTCTTTTGGATTCATAATATTCCCATCGACATATTTAATATTAGGGTCAGGTCGTGTAATGACAGGTGCTTGTTTTGTCGATGATATACACATATTACTTTTCTCCTAATAAATTATTTTCACTTCTATTTTTTAATTCAATTAACCAATTGACTACACTTCGTTGTCCTGCCTTAAACCAAACAGTTCTTTCACTGTCTTTTAAGTCAGCACTTTTTTCTGGAAAAACTTTGTCTAAAGTCTTAACAAGTTCTTCCACTGTGTAAGGTAATTGAATGTCGTCTAATGGATTCATATTGTTTTCCTTCTAATATGGGTACTATTTAACCCCACAAATCTCCTGTCATGCTTCCTTTTGCATATTCAGTAGCACGATTTTCAAAGAAATTTGTATGTTCTACGCCATTTAAAACCCAATCAAGCCACGGTAATGGATTGTCTTTGACAGCAAAATTAGGTTTTAATCCTAATTGTAATAGTCTTCTGTCAGCTATATGACGTATGTATTGTTTTATTTGGTCTGGCTCTATGCCTTCTACTCCACCTTGTTCGAATGCTAAATCAATAAATTTATCTTCTAATGATACCATGTCTCTAGCAACATCGTACAAAGTTTTCTTAAAGTCATCGTTCCAAATATGTTTGTTCTCATCTATTAACGCATGAAATAATTTTATCATGTTATCAACGTGATGACTTTCATCTCTTATGGACCAGGTAACTATCTGGCACATTCCTTTCATCTTACCAAATCTTTGAAAATTTAATAACATTACAAAAGAAGCAAAGAGCTGCAATCCTTCACCAAATGCTGAGAACGTTGCAAGGTCTCTAGCCATACCTTCAACACCATCACCTTTATTTCTAAAAAGATAATCGTGTTTATCTGACATAGCTTTGTATTCTTGAAACGCTTTGTATTCACTATCTGGTAATCCAATTGTATCATTTAATAATGAATAACTGTGTGCATGATTAGCTTCACTTGTTGCAATTGCAGACAACATCATTCTAATTTCTGGTGGTTTAAATTTAGGAATATAATTATCAAGGTACGCTTGAGCAATGTCGACATCACCTTGCGTAAAGAATTTTAATATTTGTGTTATAAGATTCTTTTCCTTTTCGTTTAGTCGTTCATTCCAATCTCTTACATCTTCTGCTAATGGTACTTCACTAGGTAGCCAGTGCATTTTTTGTTGTTGGTCGTAAGCTTCGAAAGCCCACGGATATTGAAACGGTTTGTAATATTCTCTTGCTTTTAATAAACTCATGTAAGTAGTTCTATCCCTTCTATTAAAATTATGATTGCTAATTCTACAGCTAAGACTGTGTGATACACTGTCCACAATACTGTCTGTTTATTTTTCTTATGACAGCTACAACACTTTTTCTTTTTTGGTTTATCCATGTCATCAAATATACTGCTGTCTGTCATTTTCCACCTCCTGCATATCTCATTTGTTTTTTATTCCTTCCTTGCCTTTTCTTTTTATTCATCATACTGGTACTAGGTCTTCTACCAATACTCGTCTTTTTAAACTTAGCCCTTGTTTCGTGTTCGACTGCGTTTAATAAATTGTTTTTCTTTTTTGCCATACATTATGCGTGACAAGCTAGACACTCTTCACCCTCTGCGTCTGGTCTCACTACCCTTTCAATTTTAGTTGATATAATTTCTGCTCTTTTAATTGCTTCTGAACGACAATAGTAAAGAGTCTTTAATCCTTTTTTCCATGCAGACAAATGTAACAAATGTAAATCTTTAATGTTAACATCTGCCGGTACAAATATGTTTACACTTTGCGACTGACAAATATGTTTCTGTCTGTCAGCAGCTAGTTCAACTATCCAACGTTGGTCTATTTCAATAGCTGTAGCAAACACATCTTTTTCCCAATCAGATAATTCTTTTAAATGTCTAACTGAGCCACGTTTTGCTAATATACTTTTCCATGTAGTTTCGTTGTCTATGTTTTTCTCTTTTAATAATTGTTGTAAATATTTATTCTTCATTAAAAAAGTACCACTCATAGTTTTTTGACTGTAAACGTTTGCTCTTACTGGCTCGATTGATGGGCTTGTGCTACCACAAATAATACTACTTGTTGCGTTAGGTGCGATAGCTAGTAAGTGTGCATTACGCATTCCAGTTCCAACCATGTCTGGTGCTTCACCTCGTTCTTCAGCAAGTTGTCTTGATGTTTCTTCAGCTTGTTTTTTTATGTGTGCAAAAATAGTATTGTTTTGCGCTTTAGCTAAAACACTTGCGAAAGGTATTTTTTTACTTTGTAAATACGAGTGGAAACCCATTGTCCCCAATCCAATACTACGCTCACGCATAGCTGAATACTTAGCACGGCTAAGAAAATCACTAGCGTTATTAATAAAATACTCCAATACATTATCGAGGAAACGAACCACATCAGGTATGAAGTGTAAGTCATTTTTCCATTCATCATATTTTTCTAAATTAAGAGAAGACAAACAACACACGGCTGTTCGTTCTTCATTTGTTGGTAATGTTATTTCACTACATAAGTTTGAGTGATGTACTTTTAATCCAATTTTCTTCTGAGACTCCGGCAAAGACCTTTGCACTGTGTCAATGAAGCAGAGATAAGGTTCACCAGTTGCCACTCTAGTCTCAAGAATTTTTTGCCATAATTTTTTAGCAGAGACTTTTCTAACAACTCGTTTTGTGTGTGGGTCAATAAGTTCCCAAGTATCATCGGAACCAGGATTAGTAGTGCAATTGTCAATAATAGACATAAACTTATCACTAACGTTAATACCATGATGAAGGTTAAGACATTTACGATGAACGTCACCCCCACTTGGTTTACGCATTTCAATAAATTCTTCAATTTCTGGATGAGATATATCTTGATATGCAGCATAGCTTCCTCTTCTAGTTTTTCCTTGTGAGAACGCTAACATTTCTGAGTCAACTACGTGCATGAATGGTATTGAACCAGTAGATATAGAGCCACCAGAAGTTTCAGTTCCGTCACTTCTTATGTGTCCCCAATGTCCACCGATACCACCACCCACTGTAGCTAACCAAGCATTCTCTGTGTAGTGTTCTGTTAATCCTATTCGACTATCTGGTACGTAATTTAAAAAGCACGAAATAGGCATTCCTCTTTTAGTACCACCATTAGTTAAAATGGGAGTAGAAAACATAAACCATAGATTAGAAGCATAAGAATATATTCTGTCAGCCATAGCAGTATCATCCGAAAATGTTTTTGATACTCTATAGAAAGCGTCTTGAGGACTGTTCTCGTCTTCAGTCAAATACCTATCTTTTAAAATTCTCAAGCCTGCGTCTGTCAGCAATGCGTCCTTACTATAGTCCATATTTATTTCCCTTCTAAATTTAAATTTAATTGTTGATTGTCTTTCGTTTCTTTTTCTATAATCATGTCGATATACCGTTTAGCTTTTTCTAAATCTTGAATGCCATTCTTTTGTTTCCAACGCATTACGTATTTAATGACGTTGGCTTCACCAAACGGTATGTTGTTTTCCATAATGAAAGTTATTGGTTCTATCTTCCATTGTGTGTAGTGAGGTGGTTCTTTAATTATATCTGCCATTGCTTCACCTCACCTGTACTCATGTTGTAGTCACCGTGTCTTAATATTCTAGCAACTCTAGCTTGTTGCAAAGCGTCATGTTCAAACAAACCTTGTTTCTCATATGCTTTAACGACAAGTTCCCATTGCTTTCTTAATGGTAACTTTTTATCTTTTAATATTTTTTGTGCTGTAACTTTACCGATACTAGGACAGCCAGAAAAACCATCTACGCTATCACCAGTTAAAGTTTGTATTAAATGCCACCAGTCACATTCAGTTTTAGAACGTTTTACAATTGTTCTACCATCTTGAGAAAGTTTACCTGGAATTTGTTTTAGGTCTTTATCAAGTGAACAAATAATACGTTCTTCTTTTTTCTGAGGTTGTGTTGCTAGTATGCCTAGTACATCATCAGCTTCTAAATTAGGATAATAGATTGCGCCATACTCATCTATTAACCATTTTCTAATTGCCCCTAATATTAAAGGTTTACGTTTTTCTTTACGATTATCCTTGTAGCTAGGTAAGACATCTTTTCTAAAATTATTAGAATCAGTCAGTGCAATTGTAATACTATCAGCGTTAAGATTTGTTTTTAAATCTTCTATCTCGGATAGTGCGAGATACTTTCCTTGCTCTTCGTCAGCGTGTAGTGTCCATACCGTTGAGTCTTCCCACTTAATACTATGTTCACTCATAGTAGAAGCTTTGTACGCAACGATGTCACCGTCTATTAAGAGTCTTCTCTTCATGGATTATATCCTCCTACGGATTGGTTATGTTAAATTTTTTGATTGGAATAATTCTTTTAAAGGAATCAATATGCACTTACTTGCATTGTGGTCTCCAATCATTTTGTAATTATCTTTAAACTTATCAGCTATCTTTTTTAATTTTGGTACATCAAATATTAATTTACAATAATCTTCTTTACCTATTGATAATATATGTACCCAATAGTCTGCTTCAGTTTTAGATAGACCACTAGGTTTGCCCCAACATTCAACTTCTATTGCAATGTTTCCTGTTTTAGCCCACCAGTCTCTTTCTGTTTTTACTTCTATTTTAGATTTGTCCTGGTCCAACAGAGCTGCAACTTTTTGTTCTCTGTCTTGTCCGTATTTTAAATCTAAATCGAACTTACTATTTTTCATTAGTGTGTTTCACTCCAATTATTTCCTATTTTATATTCGCCAGTTAACGGCACTCGTAATTGGAAATGTTTGCCAGTTCGTTCAATACATTCGACAGCTAACAATCCTATCTCTGTTGCGTCTTCTCTATTACATTCAACTTGAATTTCATCGTGTACCCACAATACTTGTTGAACACCAGAAAAGTTTTTAACAGCTTTGTCAAACTCAACTAACCATTGTTTACAAACGGCTGCGCCTGCGCCTTGCAACAAAGTATTTAATGCACTGAAAGTATTTCTTACTTTGATATGTCTTTTGTCTAGACCTACTAAGTAACCACGTTCAGCAGAAAGTTGTACTTGTTTGATAAGTTTATTTAAAGCAGGTAGTCTATCTAAGAAACGCTTCTTAACTTTTGCAGCTTCTTTATTAGTCTTACCAGTTACCTCTGCAATCTTTCCTACACCTGCGCCATAAAGCCAAGCGTATAAAAATCTTTTACTTTGGTCTCTAGTTTCTAAACCTGCATTGTGTTGATTAGTAGTGTGTATATCACCGTTGACTACAATGTCAGCGTATGCACCACCATCAAATTTTGCAATGTAATGACCAAGCAATCTAAGCTCAAGTCCACTTACATCTATTCCTATTAATACTTTACCTTTTGGAACAGTAAATAATTCTCTAAATTCTTTTCCATAAGGTACACTGACAGAGGGTACTTGTTGTAGATTAGGTTTCATTGCTGTTGCTCTGCCAGTTACAGCATTATTAGTATTTACAGTACCATGTAATCTTCCGTTACGTTCTAATTTTAAATACGCTTGATTACCTTCTGCTAACATTCCTATTCTTTTTTCTAAAAGAAAATATTTTGCTAACAGTTTTGCTTCTGGATAATCTAAACTATTAAGAACAGTATCATCTACTTTTGGTTTACCATCTGGAGTAAAGTCTTTTGGTTTCCAATTATATTTTTCAGTTAATCTTTCTGCGATGTGCATTCTACTAGAAGGATTAAACTCTACGACTTTATCTTTTAATGGTTTACCGGTCTTTTCAGAAACTCTTTTAATAACTTTAGGTTTAAAAGTTTCTTCCATTTCTCTTTTAATCTTGTCTCTTTGTTCCGACAAGTTTGCATAAAGTTTTGTAGCTTTTTCTTTGTCAAACAAAACTCCATATCTTTCTTGCTTTGCAATCAATGTTGCTACAGCGTGTTCTAATTCTAAAGATTGTTCAGAATATTTTTTCTCTAAAATTTTTTGGTAAAGATTGTGTGTGACTTCTACGTCTTGTACACAATACTCTAACATTTCATTAGAAAATTCTTTCCAATCTGTTTCAAACTCTTGTTTGTAATTCCCTAGTCTAACACCCCATGCTTTTAAACTGTGCTTGTTGACTAATTTTCTTGGAAAATCTTTTGAGTGTACACGCTTCATATCCGACTCCATTAAGTCAGACCAAATCAACCGTGTAGCAACCAAAGTATCAAATACTTTTGCTTTAGTTTTAAAATTATAAATTTTTTCTAGAACAGGAATATCAAACTTAATTATATTATGTCCGATAATAAGTTCTGCATTACTAAGTTTGTCTATGGCTGTATCATTAGATAAAGTTAAGACTTCATTAGTGTCTATGTCTTTTAAAACTATGCAATGTATCTTGGTACAATCTTCTAATAGATTGTCTGTTTCTATATCAAAACAATATTTACTCATGTTTTTATTTTCCTTATTTTTAATACATTGACAGTAGGCATTGTCGTTATGTTACCTACATCCCCTAACGTGCCGTTATCTTCAAAGTTAACGTCACCTGCAATTATATGCACATCCTTGTCTGCTTTGATAAGCCAACCAGATGTAATACAAATTGTTACTTTACTATTTCTTGCGTCCTTTAAATTTAACCATGCGCTATTAGAATTTATATCTTTCCAATACACATGGACAAAAGGTGCGTTCAATATTTTTTTATGTATCGTTGGTAATTTCATTAATGTACTGTTGCCTTCTCAACTGTTACTCTACACGCAGCTTCATCAAACATTGATAACTCGTTCAATAACATTTCTGCTGCGAGGTAGACCATTGTGTTAGGGACTTGAATGGTAGCCATTTGTGTTGGATTTTTTCTAACAAGTTCTATAGCGTCTTTAACTTCTTGAGTAATATTCCAACCCTTTATTTTTTTCGCTTTAGAAATCCCTTTCATGTCCCTCCTTAATTTCAACAAGACAAGCTGTGTCATTATCAAAATATAATGTTCCACATTTGCCAGTGTCACCAGTGTGTCTGTTCTTTAACACACGTACTGTTGTGTAGTTTTTATTCTCGTCATCATTCTGATTTCTTTCCAACGCAATCACGCTGTCACTCAATTGAGATATTGCATGAGAGCCACGTAAAGAATTTAATGATGTTTGTATTCCGTCTTCGTAACCTTTGTTACCTTCTGGTCTTCTTAAATGACTAACTAAAATTAAACCAATGCCAGTTGCTTCAACTAAACTTCTAAGTTTAGTCATTGTGACATCAATTAATTTTCTTTCGTCATAACTTTCTAGACCACTAATAACAATAGACAGGTGGTCAAGTATAACCCACTTAACGCCCAAACCTTTTGCAAGGTATCTAATTTTAGAAAG